ATGCTAAACGATACTAAAATAAAGCAGTTAAAGCCTAAAGAAAAAATGTTCAGGGTAGCTGATCATAGCGGGTTGTGTCTTGAAGTTCGGCCAAATGGATCTAAGCTCTGGCGATATCGCTACCGGTTCCTTGGTAAAGCTTCAATGATCAGTCTTGGTGAATACCCTGTAGTAACTTTAGCACAGGCGCGCCAAAAAGTTACAGACCAGAAAGCACTCCTGGACCAGAACATTGATCCTGCGAAATTCAAGCAAGAAGAAAAAGAGAAAGCTAAAACCCAATCTGAAAACCTTTTCAGACAGGTTGCACTAGAATGGTACACATCTAAAAAAGATCGTCGCTCTACGAGCTTTAAGTTGAATGTAGAAAAATCTTTCGAGCGTGACCTATTCCCAGCCTTTGGCCATAAGAATATTGAAGACATTACACCGTACGATATTCTTAAAATGCAGAAAGATACAATCAAGCGTGTCTCAAAGCAGATGAACCATGGCACCGGTGAAAGCACAGCGATTAGAAATAGGCAGCTGGTGAACTCTATATTCAACTATGCTATTGCTAACCTTCGCTGTGAATCCAATCCTACAGTCTCATTGGGTCAGACAGTTGAGCGACCACCAAAAGAAACTGCTCGACCAATGACTCTTGATGAGCGTGCTCGATTTAATGAGGCTATGGATAAAAGTCGTAGCACAGAAATGGTTAAAAACTCTATCCGGTTCCTGCTGTACTCGATGATGCGGTCTATTGAAGTGTGTCGCTTAAAATGGGAATGGGTAGATTTTGAGAATAAGCTGATTACCGTACCTGCAGCGACAAAAGAACAGCTAAGCAAAGGTGAGCGTAATATTAAAATGAACCGGGTCCACTTGGTGCCGCTCAGTACGCAGATGCTTGATATCTTGGAGCGTCAGAAAGTACAGTCTAATGATGAATATGTATTCTGCTCTGTATTCAATAAAACCAAGATCATGAATAAAACAACGATTAATAGGGCATTAGGTAGCATGGGCTTTGAATCACTGACAGCTCATGATTTCAGATCAACAGCATCGACAATTCTGCACGAACATAAATATAGTTCAGAGTGGATTGAATTGCAGCTGGCTCATGTAGATAAGAATGTGGTACGCGGTACCTATAACCATGCACAGCATTTAGATGGTCGCCGGCAAATGATTCAGGAATGGTGTGATATCGTTGATAATTGGGGAAAATAAGATTGAGTCCTTACCACTTTTATATTTGCTATTTAGTCAAACGGGCCAAGCCGTACTGTAAAAGTCCGGGATGGGCGTTACGGTATAATCCGTGGTTTTCGGAACAGGATTGCGCACTTAACCCTGAGCATTCACTATATTGTTAAAAAAGCCCGCTGTATGCGGGCTAATTTATCATTTCTTTTCCATAATTCTAGCTGGATTGCCAATCACTGTAACTCCAGGAGGAACATCTTTCGTCACTACCGCACCCATACCCACGATTGCCCCCTTACCAATTACTAAAGGCTTATTAGGTGTGCCCTGTTTGAGTATTGCTCCAGTGCCAATATATGCATGATCTTCAATACGAACATTGCCATTACATTTAACGCCGGGCGCAAAAGTCACATAGTCACCAATTACACAATCATGTGCAACATAGCTGTAAATATTCGCATGGAAGAATTTCCCAACCTTAATATTAGTTGTCAAGCAGGTAAAACCGCAAAGTAACGCGCCTTCGCCTAAATTTACTTCCTCTAAAATCATTGCATTAGAAGCCACAACAGAAAAGTGCTCAATACCGTCTTGGCTTAGTTGATTTGCTAATTTTTCACGCACAGCACTATTCGCAATAGCAATAGTTACTGACTTGCTTTCAGCTTCAAGATTTAAAAAATCAGAATAACTTACAACAGGATAAGAAATCAGTGTTGTTCCAGCCTGCCCATCATCAATAAAAACAAACTGTTCTTTTTGTAATTCAGGAGCCTGATGGCGAACCAGTGGCATTACTTCCTTTCCAAAACCACTAGCACCATATACGCCGATTATTTTTTTCACAATTTCTACTCATTTATTGGTAAAGATTCTGATGAATTTAATCATAACAGTCTTAAAAATGACAGTAGTTGAAAAGTTGTATTTATTTCAAGCACTGCACGCACACTCAATCTCTAATCATGTGAGCGTGACCGTGTGCGTGCAGCCGGAGAGAACCGCACAGAGTAAAAGATTAATTATCTTTAGCCGCATAAATCAGATTCTCCGCAGCACGCCGAACCCAGCCTTTGCCGAAAATTTTAAATGTAGATAAATCTGTGTAGAACTTTAGGCGTTCAGCAGTTAAAGTAAGTAGCACATCATTTAGATCCATAGCGTTTACAGCAGCTATCGTTTTCGGCCCAATGATGCCATCTGCCGGTACACCTGCGACTTGCTGTAGTTCTTTAATAGCCCTACTCTTCCCCGCATTTACCGCAAAATCCCACAACTGGAAAACAATAGCTGAATGCAGTTGCTCGGCACCTAACTTTTCCCACCAGTCGCGCCGGTAAATTTCCTTAGCTTCGGCCAGAGTCAGATTCTTAATATCGATATGCGGGTAAGTGTTTGCAGCGATACCATACTTAGTGCCTTTTAATTGGCCCTTGCCTACTATGCCGCCAGTCCAGTTACCCGGGTCACTTCGTAAATTGGTATAACCTGCTTCATGCCCAATCAGCCGCTCAAATGCCTGCTCAAAGGTAATCGTGTTATCAGAAAGTGATGCAAAACCTAAAACGGTTGGTTCTGGATTAAGCTCGGGTTGAGCCTTCTTGCGGCCAATAATGGTGGCCAGTAAAACAAGGATGATAGATACAATGCTTTGATATGTTGCAGGCAGCACATTTGCATTAGATACTTCCTGCAGAACCAGTTGCAGACAAGATAAAAAAAGCGCCATATAGGCGCCATATTTTACTGAGTCAAATTTCCAGACACTTTCGTTTATTAATTTCATGGTTGATTCTCGTTTAATAGGTTAATTTTTTCTGTTGATCAAGTTGATTTCGCATTGCAGCCAGGTCTGTATCCATACGAATCTGTTTAGATTCAGAAATTGCCATTTTTTGGCTTAATTGCGCATTATCTCTTTCAAGCGATCTGTTGCCTTGAAAGACATACCCACCAAAAGCGACAAGAGCAGCAAGAGCGGTACCTCCAAGCCCTTTTGCAATTGTTAACCCTCCTTTAGCTTGATTCATGTCTGCCTGAAGCAAATCAATATCACGCCGGTTTGCGACTGCTTGTGACCGATAATATTCATCGCGTTCTGACAATCGAATCACGTTGTTATTCAGCTCGCCCATATCTTGCCGGAGTTGATCGAGCTTTTTCTCGACTCTTACTCCATAAGTCTCACTATCAGGCATATACCCTCCTCATTTTTGGCAATAAAAAACCCGCCGGAGCGGGGTTTGTTGGGTTATCTTTGATTAGTTAATTGAATTTTTAAACTTTAAAAACTCTGGTGTTTTATAAAAATACTCAGCTGATGCTTTTGAGCCAAGAATACTGATGTGCCCACCATCAAGACTGTAAGGGTAACCATTTGCTAAATGATCATTTGAGTACAGATATTTTCGATCTAAAAAGACAACATTAGAGTATTTTTTTGCTATGTTGCTTACAGCCTGATTTGAAGCGGCAGTGCTTAAATCAAATTCATCATCAACATATGCTTCTAGCTTAAAATCATGGTCTAACCACATTGCTCGCTTGTACTCATTGCCTATATTTTTATTAAAGGAATAAGGTGATGCCATAACAACAACTGGTATATTTAATTTATTTGCTTCAGCAAGTAATTGGTCAAAATTATCTAATTGACCTTTCTCTTTTACTTGCTGCCAATGACCCGCAAAAATTAAATAGTCGTATTTATCCATATTATTAGCTAAATACTTTCTATTGAACTTGCACTGTTCAAACGCACGCGATGATTTTGCACCCGTGTAATCTTCACTTATTCCAGGATAGCACCAGTTAGTAGTTACTGCGCGAACTTGAGTATCAAGCTTCTTGCCAATAGCATCCCAAAAGGGAATATTGTGACCTGCAAATGAGTCGCCAAATAACAATGCGCTATGTTTTGCGTTACTGCTCGCACCAATCTTGCATAAAGTTCCTTTCTCGCCTATTGGTAGATAAGAAATACTATCAACACTATAAAAACACCACCCGTTATTCGGCAGGGGCATAACCACTTGTTCAGTTTTATGTAAATAGCTTGGGCTAGCACGCTGCGGAATACCATTTTTTATGAATATTAAAACAAATACAGCAGTTAAAAAGCCTGTAATTGAAAGCAAGACAATATAGCTTTTTAATACCGTGATCTTACTTAAATATTTGCGGGTTGGCGTTTCAATAAACTTGAAACTCAGCCAACCTAAAAGTAATGATAAAATAATCCCAAACACAATAACCATGTAATTGTCTTTGTATCCAAGATAACCAATAAAAAATACTATAGGCCAGTGCCATAAATAGATTGAATAAGATGCATCACCAGTCCATTGGAAAATTTTAGGCTTTGTTAAAATTGAATCATTGCAATTTGCCATTAAGATCAACATTGAGCCTATAACTGGGATAACCGCATTTATACTTGGCCATAATGTATCTGTTTTAAATATAATTAGACTTGCTAGAATTAATCCAAAACCCAAAAACTCTATAGCTTTTTTAAGATATTCAGATAGTGAGATTTGACTTAAATACGCATAAACTAAGCCACCGGCAAGCATCTCCCATGCACGCGTGGGAATCATATAAAATGCTGTAGTTTGACTGGATTGGCTTACCTTATAAGATAGAAAAAGTGAAATTATAAAACCAACTAATATAGCTAAGTTTAGGATATTTCTACTTTTTTTAATCTTTCCAATAATTAATAAAATAATTGGGAGAATAATATAAAATTGCCACTCAACCGAAAGAGACCATGTGTGAAGCAATATTTTGTCATGTGCAGCAGCAGAAAAATAATCGCTTGATTCTCGCCAATAAACTATATTTGATAAAAACGTAATACTTGAGGCTGCGTGTTTGCCATAGTTCTTATAATCCTCTGGAATTAATAAAAACCAACCAATAATACTGACTACAGATGTTAAAGCCAAAAGAGCTGGCAATATTCTTATACCGCGAGCTAAATAAAAATTCCAGATTGAGAGTCTATCTTGAAGCAACTGGTCAATAATAATTTTTGACATTAAATAGCCAGAGATTACAAAGAATACATCAACGCCAATAAAGCCAGCAGAAAACCCAAAAATTTGGAAATGAAAAAGAACTACCAAACCTACCGCATAGGCCCTTAAGCCATTTATGTCGTAACGAAATTGTTTTGTATTAACCATTTTAATTTTAAGAAAATAAAGTTTGAATGATTATACAAATTAAAAAGGGGCTAGTGCCCCTTTTTCTAATCATAATTTCCCCACATTGTGGCATTTCTCCAATATGGGGTGGTTCTACCTCCCAATACGCGGTTTCCTGCATCACTATTCTGAGTTGCAGTACCCGTAACACCTTTGTTGGTTACAACATTGTTCGCGACAGTACCATCAGTCAATGTTGCAGCAACATTAGCAGTCATTACCGCTGTATCTGCTGGTGGCAGGTTTGGGTTGCCCCAGTCACGGAAATTCGAAGCACTTGGTGATGCAATGCCTAAATATGCCGGCAGCCTCTTATAATAGCCAGCGGCATGCACATTGCTAATCATGGCTTTTTTACCAGAGCTTGCCGATGTATTTGCATATATACCTGGACCATAATAAGTGGTTTTGGTAAATTTCGACACCGGTATTAACTGTAGTAATGACAAATCTATTTCACAAGTTAAGCCGTTAATATCAATGTCGCCATTTACTGAGTTATGCAAAAAGAATGAGTGAAAAGAGGAGCTGGAAATCACATCAAAGACATTAATAAGTTTAAGATCTTTAATTCTTACATCAGCAAATGGGATTTCCGCACCTTTCCTGATATCGAACGAATGTAATGAGTTCTTTGCTGTAACGTTTTCAATAACAAGGCGTCTGCCATTACCAACAAAACCACAGTTTTCAATCTCGGTATTCTTGATACGCAAATAGCCATTTTCACTAAATTCGGATGCCACATTATAACTGTTATAGTGTGTTGTAATGGTTGAAAATGTATCTTTTCGCCCAATTACCTTGCAGTCATTCAGCGTCCAGTCTCCCTGAGAAGATAGGTTGAATGCCCATGGATAACCAGACTTTGCTACATCATCTGGATAGTAGTTATCTGCATCAAGAGTACACCCATAAAACTCAGCTTGCCCCCAAGTACCTCCAAGTATTGCATTCCTTGCTCGCGAAAGCAGGCAACTTACAAATTTAAGGTCTTTAATTGAACTTGAAGCAGTCGTGGGTTCAATATCAATACAGAATTTAGGATTGGTACCACCATACACATAACCACCACGCAAGAAGTCGCAATTAATGTACATTTGATGCCATCCAGATACTAGAGAAACAGAGTTTCTGTAAGCATTATCAAAAATACAGTTTACAGCTTTTACGCTGACTCTCTCACCAGCGGCAAGTCCTGGATCATTAATATAACGAGTACAAAAACAGTCAATTGCCGCATTCACCGAAGTTATATTAAGCATTCGTAAAATCGGTTTACCTGTTAAATGGATATTGTATGAACGCCATTCAAGTGTTGGTTTAGGCCGGACTTCTGCATTTCCATCAATCTTGAAGTTCATTAGTGTTATTTCACTAACAGAGGCTGGCTGAATGTGTAAAATGCCATACCCATTTTGATCTGTAGGCGAATTGTCGCAACTTTTGATTAAGCTTAAAGCTCCTGCACCATAGATTACGCATGGAAAATCAATCCGCTCAAGATAGCCATAAGTTCGATATGATTTACCGGGTTCGCAAGGCGGAATGTATAACGAGCCACCACCACGCTGGCGCAACCATTTAATTGCCCGATTGATTGCCAAGCCATCGGCAGTTTGTTTTAAGATTCTTGTTGGTTGTGAGGCATTATCAGAGTAGTAGTCAGTATCATATAAAGTCTGATCATCATTGCCTTTTGCACCGAAATCAGCAATTGAAACTCTTTCAGAATTTTTGTTTTTCTGGATGTCAATAAACTGTCTCAGACTGCTTCCGTCTTGCAACTGGACAAGCAGATCGGTCCATCCGTTCGCACCGGCTCCAGCTGCGGCAGCTATATTGATTTCCTGCTGGAATTCAGCCAGTTTTTCACTACCTGTGTTCTCAAAGTCTTCTAATGCAGCCGCTTTTTCATTCTGAAAATCACTTATATTTTTCTGAAAGTCAGTATTGAACTGATCAAGCTTTTCGATAATCGGCCCTAAATCAAGAATGTTGGATACATTGTTTTTGTCTTCAATTAGAACGCCATCTCGACTAAATACCTGAAAGCGATATGTGCCATCTAGAAAAATATCTGCTTTACCTGTTTCGTCCAAAACTACTGGATTTGTATTAGGTGTGCTCATGAAAGCATCGGTATATGTAGTCTTCGGTGTAAGACTATTGCCCTCATATGAGAAAACTTTGCCCCCAATCAGCGGCTTTCCACATTTATCAGTAAAAGTTGCGCGCAGACCGTACAGTGGATTTGCTAATGCCATTAATTTTCTCCAATAAAAAACCCGCACTAGGCGGGCTGGTAGTTCTTTTAAAAATTCCTAACGAAACACAACAACTCCGGCATAAAGCGGGTCGTAATTACCGAGTGAGTTGTCACCGCCATAAGCCGCAGATAACTCAAAACCGGATTTGGTTTGTGACACTATGTTGAGTGAGGCCGCATCATTTCGTGATGTGGTTGAGGTGGTGATAATGTAGTTTTCATCCATCATTTCCTTATCAAATACAACGGCATATCGACCAACACCGGTTCGGGTTACAGACTTGATATTCCCAGAAGCTCGAATTGCACCTGTCATTCCATTAAAATTAACCCATGCTCGAGCGGCATAAATTGGTGCTTCACCACTCCCTAGATCGGATTTAGCCAGCTTTTCCGTTGCCAGCTTTTTTCCCATTTTTGCGGTTAATGCTTCTGCTTCACTGTCACTGGTTAATGTATTGTTTAGTTTGACTGCGCCCTTTATGGTTAAGCTGGCATTAGGGAGTTGTGTTGCGTCTATCAAAGATTCTTCACTGAGTCCAGGTAAACCGCCTGGCTGATCTTTTTGACTGTTAATTACACTAGTCGTTACAGTCTCAAGAGTCTCTTTTACATTTTTCAGCTCATCCAAACCGTCTTTAATCTTGTCTTCAAATTCATTGAGCTCTGTTAGCGTTACATAGCGTGAAATCTTGTTTGTATCAACAATAAGCACACCATCTTTATTGAAGACCTGAACTCGGTAAGCGCCATCATCAGCGTAAATTTTTGCCCGTCCTGCCTGATCTAAAACAACCGGATTGGTATTGGGCGCTTTGCCGTCTGGATCAGCATAGGTAATCTTCGGGGTGGTTGTATTTGCCTCATAAGTAAATACTTTGCCACCCGCTAATGGTTTGCCATTACGATCTTCAAACTGGCATACTACGTTTGTAAGAAGTGGGTACATTGTGACCTCACAATAAAAAACCGCCAGAAGGCGGCTGTGTATTAGGAATGAAAATGAGAAATATACTTATCATCTCGGTCGTGCTGCTGACAGGGTGTTCAGATTCCAACTCAAAGCCAGAATATGGTGAATCAGGCCTTCCAAAAAACTGTCGTGCAATTGTCCAGGCTAATATTGATGCTTGGCGCTCGAAGCAATACCCAACGGAAGAGATAATGTCTTCGCTTGAGCGCAATTGTGGAATTAACGGTTATTCTTGGGAAAATTAAGGCGTTGCAGTATTTGCTCCGCCAATTAACCCTGCTTTAACCAGCCTATCTAATATTGTTTGCTCTGCTTGCGTGGCTGGTACGCTTTGCCCTGAAATTCCACCACCATTCAAAGCTCTTGATGTTGAGAACCTTTGAGCGCCAGACTGAACAGGCTGAATGAGATTATTACCAATAACAGGGGTGTGCTGCCCCCAATTACCCAGCCCTTTAATGACACGTCCAAAATAATTCATCATACCAGCAGCAGTATTAGAGTTGTTTACAGCAGAGTGCGAAGGCTGCGTAACAAGATAATGACCCGCCATACCAATGTCCTTAATCCGTCGAAGCTCTTCAGGTCTGAACATTGTTGCTAATCGACGATCGCCGAGTAGATTTAGCGCTTTTTTCATTCCTGCGGGGCTAAACTGGCCATTTTGATTCATAGATTTATTAGCAATAAATTGCAAAACCTGCTGCTTAATATCAGACACGGCTTGTGGGTTGATATTGCTCAGCATAGAGATTGTTTGTTCCAGCTCTTTTACATTGCCTTTTAAGATGCGACTATTAAATAGTTTATCTGGCTCAACACCTTTCAAGACATCTTGAATCAGAGGCATTTTTTCAATCTGCTGAGCATTGAATTGATGTGCTTGCCGAGCGAACTGATAAGCCTGTGCTGCATCATTGCCAGAATTCAGCAATCCAGACATAGCTTCACGCTGTCTATCAACAATTGACTCGCGAACAATACCTAACGCTCTGGTTGCACTGGTGGGCTGTCCCATTTGCAAAGATGACTTGTAATGATCATTCAATATCTTGATTAATTCTTCACTTTTCTTAAGTGTGAAAAGTTCAGGGTTTTGACCAATCTGAGTTACTTTTTTTGCCACATCTGGCGGTAAAGATGACATCAGGGCGGCATCATCAAGCTTGGTAAATACATCATTTGCAAGGCCTGCACCATTAATCACCACATCATTCCCCGGCGCATTTCGTGCTGCGTTATAGGCAGCACCAATATAAGCCTTGTTTTGTGATTGCTGGTCTAGCAAAGCATCTGCGGCATTTTTTATGGCCCCATACTGATCAATAGAATTGCCACCGGTTTTAGCAATTGCGTCATCAAGAAGAGCCGATAGTTGTCTATTGTCAGAAATAAATTTTTCCCTTAAAGGATCGCCGATATCTGGTATTTTTGCCAGCTCAGCTTCTTGCTGCCAAAGCTTTGCATCGCCAGTAAGTTGCGCCCTAGTCCCTTTAAGCCCCAAGCTGTTTAATACTGCTTTACGAGCAACCGCTTCTGAATTTAATTCCTTGCCAGATTGGATTGCCTGTTTGGCTTCTGCTCGCAAACTATTAGCGATATTATCATCTAGTTCTGACAATCTTATACCATGAAGCCTTAGTGCATCATCAAGCTTACTATCAACGTTTCTCAGCAACTGATTATTTGCCTCAGGAGAAAATTTTGCTTTTATATTTTTTCCTGTTCGCACAGATGTATTAATTGCCTCGCCGACTTTTTGACCTATTCCCGCACCAATTGCACCGCCAGCTGCGCCAGCAACCATGCTTTTTACACGCTCGGCATTATTTTCATGAATGCCTGTTGCGCCTATCAAGCCACCTAATGCTGCATTACGGGCTAAAAACTCTCGACCCGCAGCAGAGCTTAGTGCGGTACCAGCCTTGAGTGTTCCGCCTGTGGCCGCCAAAGGTGCTGTAAGAGCAATATTGGTTCCAAGTCGCACAACATCCATACCCTGCTTATTGCCTTCACGCACAGTGTTGTGAGCATCATTTGCTTCTTTAAGGCCTTTTGTTACGCGCTCATAAGAATTGGTATCAAGATTGGTGCCAGCTACTGCATTAACACCAGCACTGACTTTATCACCAAGCCATGAGAAGCCCTGTACTACAGGCGCGCCGATGTCAGCCATCCCCAACAAGCCAGATTCCCAGAATTGTGTCGGACCCTGTTTTTTAAGTTGCTCGCGATAAACCTTTTGTTGAGCCTCTTTTGATAAATCAGGTGGTGTGTAGTTTGCTTGTTTTTGCGCGCGAAAGAGCTGGTGCAGATCATTCACTGATCCCATTTTCCCACCAGATGCAGTTTTCCGAGCTTGTGGCATAGGTGCTGTATCCCTTAAATGTGGCGGTATATCAGATGCAAATCCAGGTCGAAGTTGTCGCCCTGTGAAGTTGGCTTGCATGGCTCTTGGTTGATTGGAACTCATAAGTTGATGAAGGTCGTTCATCGTGGCCTTGGCAGGCTGAGAATTTCCTAAAATCCGATTAACGTCGTTCCATGAGCGTTTATTTTGCGCATATGGTGAGCTTGGTAGAGAGGCCCATTCTTTACCAAGCTTCTGTATAGCGGCTTGATAATTGCCATTTAACACATCATTTAAGGCCCCGCGCTCCGCAATAAGTGCAACAGCACCTAAGTCTTGATTCCGTGGTGAGAAATCGTTTAATTTGTATCGTTTCGCTAGACTATTCCACGTTCCATTTAGAAACTGATAGCGCCCTGCTGCTGTGGTCACATTGGTTTTGCCATCAGTCTGACGGAACTGTTTTTTAATATTTGGATGTTGGCTTAAGTTGTTAATTCGCTCATTGCCAAAAAGTGTGTTGTATCCATGTTTTACATCCTCGGTTGTGGCAATTAAGTCAAGCATCTTGCGCACATTTGGGACTTGTACTGCTTGTTCAATCTGTTGACGTGTTGCCATATTTTCACCTATCGAATTGTTCCACCCGAACTACGAACTGCTTCAGTAATCTCTTGTACCGTTCGGCCTGACTGCTGTGCGTATTCACGAATCATTGCTTGTGTGTAAATTTTCCCGGTGACTGGTGCACCTTGAGATTGAGTATTTAAAGAAATGCTGCCGCCACGCGTTGCATAATTCATGGCCTGTTTTTTTGCATTTTGAGCTACAGTGTTCATTTGTTGCGAAAGACTGGCTAAGCGCCGAGCCATTTCTTGCTGACTAATACCTGGCTTGAGATTTTCCACCGCTGCTGCAATTTTCTCACCTTCAGCGTTGGATAACGCGCCCATGCCCTGCATAGCTTTAACTGTTGGCAAGAATACTTGCGCTTTAAGGTTTTCAAGCTGAGATTGAAATTCATAAGCATCTGTACCCGGGACCATGCCAGATAAACTGGTTAGTCCTGTGCCCATGCCAATGCCCGGATGATTAATTAAATCAGCTGCGGTTTTAGAAGCTCGCGCAGCTTGTCGCGCCCCATCTGCCGCCGCAAGCGCATTATTAACCCGCTCCATTTTTTGCTCCGGTTTTTCGCCCTTTACTGCCTGACTTTCAAGTTTTTGTTTCATTAATTGGAAGTCTTGGTTTGAGTAAAAGTGAGCATCCTTCTGCTGGAAATCGGCCCAGAACTGATCTTTATTTTGATCAAGCGCATCGTACTTATATTGAGTGTCTACACCCAGCTGATCATATTTATATTCACGATCCGCATCTGCAATTGACTGGTTAATGTCCTGCCCACGCATTGCGGTTTCATTATCCAGCCGATTGTCTGCTGAGGTGTACATCAAGCTTGCTGGGTCTTTGGCATTTGCAAATACAAGGCCGCTGGCGAATTGTTTTAATGCTGCTGGATCGGTACCTAAAATATCAATTTGTTTGCTGTATTGATCATAAAGCTCAGGGGTAACCCCACCTGCCTTATATGCATTATTTAAGGCAAGTTTTACCGCCATTGGGTCGCCGGTTTGAGCACCTATCATCAGCGCCCGGTCAGCATTGGCCATGAGTTTTCCAGAGTTATCCAGATTGTAGCCGCCGGCTTGGGCGTTATTTTTTGATGCTTCACTTGAGATTTTAGATATTTCAGCTTCTGTTTTTAGTTGATCATAAAGCTGTTTTTGCTTGGCTTGTTCATCAGCTCTGATTTGTGCATTTAATTCCCGGCTAAACATTGAGTTGTTTGCATAAGCTTTGCGTTCTTCCGGATTTTCGATTTGCATCATTTTTCCGGCTTGACGACCTGAAAGAAGCTGTCTTAAGGCCTGACCAAATTGCAAGCCTTGTGCTGCTGTTTCAAATGGATTTGCCGGCTGCTTTTGCCCAGCAAGTATAATTTCTGGATTAAGCATGATTTCCTCCTAGATGAATAACCCAGCAATACCCAGCCCTGCGCCAAGCATAGAGTTAAAGTTATTCGCAGTTTTATTGCCTGCTGCAATTGCTCCAGCAGCCTGAGCATTAGCTCCTGACATTGTATTATTTGCGATAGCTTGAGCGGTCTGCATACCAGCATTACCTGTTTGTGCGGCTGCGTTCTGCCCCACCCCAACAAGATTGGCTAAGCGGTTATATTGATTGGTCTGGTCAGCGTTAAAACGGTTATAGGCATTTTGAAATTCTTGTGAGGCCGCTTCCTGTCCATAATTCATTAATGCTTTTTGCGTAGCACCGCTCAGTAACCCGCCTTGAGCTGCTGCGCCGGATTGAATCGCATTTTGCCCCTGTTGTAGTCGGAACTGATAAGAAGGGTCATTGTAAAGATCCTGTCCTGTATATGACTGCATGAATTGACCATCCTGCCCCATGCCACCCATCAACTGCTTAAGTGCATCTGCACCAGCTTGAGTGTACGGACTTAAATCCTGGCGAGTCTGGTCATACATGTCCTTTTGTGTTTGTGATGCTTCTTTTGAGGCTTTGTATTGTAGATCTGCTGCATTGTTAGCAGCCTTTGCCTGTTGGCTTGAACCTGTAAATTTACCTAGCACGCCTGACATATCACACCCTCTTCATAAATATTGTTTCTGCTTTTCTAAAGCCTTTTCGCTCCCACATTGCGCCTCGATAACATGCATCAAGTGTTGCTAAAGCCCATGTATAGCAGCCAAGCTTTCTAATGTATTCTTCGCTGCACTGAATAAGGAAATTTGAGTGTTTTCGATGTTCAGGTGCCACATAGATTGCATCGGTACATGCTTGCCATTTGCCTTTAAATCTCGCTAAAGGATTCATTGTGATCCAGTGAAAACCAATTGGAATGCCATTCTCACGCATGACCAAACAATGAAATTGCCCTGATGCTTCAGACTGCTCATACAGCTCAAAATCAAAATCCAGATCAAGGCCCAGTGCATCTTTTTCATCAAGATTATGAACAGCAATACAAAGCGGCATGATCTGATCAATGCAATCAATCCAGCGTTCGCACTCAACCGTTACTTTGCTCATTGGCACTCTCCAATTCATTTAAACGGTTTATTGCTTTGGCCACTTCATCAAAAAAAAGCCGCCACGTGGGCGACATTTGATTATTAATAAACATGGGCTCATTAAATGGGGGGATGAGTCGTTTTTCAGCCATTATCTGACCCTCGCTTTAGCACCAAGAAGAACAAGTCTCCCAGCATCTGTCATGCGTAATCGAAATACACGCTTAAAGGATTGCCCGAGCCGACGAAATAAAATGCGTTTGGTAAACTCTCCAACACCACCTAGATCAACTTGACGTGTAGATGACCATGTGCGACCACCATCATCAGACCAGTCCAGCATAATTTGCGGCTTGGTGTTATCAATTTGCCCCGCCTGAACACTTAGCTCTAGCTCATCAAAAATGATTCGCTGTGTGTGCGGATTAATGACCGGGGTAACACGCTCTCGCATAATGAGCGCCCCATCGTCTGTATTGCTTTCTGTGCTCATTGCATAGATGCGCCCATCTACCCTATCACCTACAAGCTGCATGCCATTAAAAAAACAGTATGAGAGTGCACGATGGTGCTCATGCTTGTAAGTTTCGAGATTAAAGTAACTGCGTTCATGCCACATCTGAGTAGCCAGGTCGTAGCACAGTGTTTTGCGCTCAGATGGAAATGAAATTAAATAAAATGCATGTCCATTTTCCTGATATGCAAAACCGTATGCATTGGAAATCTGGTCATAGCTGGCAATTTCAGCTTCTATCGCATGATTTGAAATTCGCTGCACCTGATAGCCTTGTGTCATCACAATCTGACCCTGGCCATGTTCTGACTGAGAGAGCCAGACTAGACTCGGCCCCATAGTGCTGATTGAGTTTTTTGCGATGCAGCCGATGGGTAATAATGCGCCTGACATGCGTTGAAATGGCTGTTCACTAGAGCCTGTAGGTGCCCAAATTTCTGTAGTTTTTTCGCCAATTAACCATAGGTTGCCGTTGTTCACTATCGAGCGAACCAGATTATCTGACTTGCTTTCAGCTGTAGCATAAGATAATGCTGTGGTGTCAGTATTAAGCAGCCCTGACCACTGGAACCGGCCAGTATTGGGTACCGTCCAAATGAATCGTGAGTCCAAAAATGCGACATCAGATGCACCAAAGAACTCTGATCCGCTAATTATGCTTAAAGTATTGGTTCTGAGATTAAAGCTATAAGCCTTATTGCTGACAATCATGACTTGAATCGAGTTATCAGCAAAATAAACCGTATTTACTCCAGCGACTTCACCAATTTCTTCAATCTGATCACTTTTACTAATCGAATAAAGCTTTTGACCTGCAACCACAAGTAAACGGTCTGTCAGTGCATACATGCCTCGTACACGGCCTGATAATTCGTATTTTTTCTTTAGTCCAGGAGTCGGTAAAAGCGCCGACACTTGCGGAGCATTTCCACTTTCAACCACTTGCGGATAAAGATTTAATGTTCGCTGACAGTCAATTGACCAGTCTTTTAAGTGATAGGACTGACCAACGATAGGAATATCAATTATGGCCATGTCTGGGTCACTCCTACCGGCAAACTGTTTTTCACATAAAGCGGAGTGATATTACTTCGCTTTAAAAACTCAATCGCATTTGCCTGATTCTTCAAAAGCAACCCGGAGGGCTCAACACCGAACATGGGTGCTATCTCAAGAGCCAGCGTGAGCTTTAGAGCACGTTCATAATGTGGTGGTAGGTGCAATTCATCATGTGGGCACAAGTCATAAGGTAGAGTAAACACCTTAATCTTTAACTCTTTTGCATGATCTTTGACATGAAAACGCCAGCTTGGGCTATCCACTTCGTACCAGACGCGGACATAGCATAGATTACTGCTACTATTTGTATCTCGCACCAGTGTAATTTCTTCATCATCTAACCAGGCACGTTCAGAGATATGTGAGATTTCTGCGGTCAAGTCTGGTCGCTGTAAAACCTCTCCACAGCAAGTTAATTCGTACTGGCAGCAATCCCCTTCTATTTTGCCAATCAGGTAGGTATTTGCGCCTTTACTCAACAGCAAGGTTAAAATAGTGGCTTTATGCACATATAAGCGGTCTGTCGCCCATTGATGCAAAAGATCCTGAAGTGAGCTAAGAGCGTCAGCAATCTCGTCGCCTTGAGCTGTTTCACCAGCTGCAAGCACACCAAGCTGCTTTAACGCTGCTTCTACAATTTTGCTGACGTTCATAGTTATTCAACCTTTTCGTAAGTCGCTTCAAACACATCTGATTTACATGAAGAAACGCGGCCTTGATCATCAGTAATAATCCAGTCGCCATCCCTGAGAATATTCATGCCGTCGGGAAAGGTGTTGATGAATTCTCGCCCACAAGCACTACATGCCACACGAGTACCCTCACATGTGCATCGCTGTAACGCAGGGTGTTCGCATGGATACTGAATAGCATCAACCACAAGAGGTTTTTTACGATACTGAGTCATTGCCCGCCCCTTCATTCAGCTTTTCTTCTGACTCAAGAACCATGCTCACCAGCTCTGGTTTACCGGTACGTGCGCCATAAGTAATTTTTCGATCATCAAGGATTTGCCGAAGATCATCAGCTGGCAGGTCCTCAATTTCCTTGTAGCGAATAGTTTTGCGATAAGAAGCGTTATCACGCTTTTCATTGGCAAGCTGTTCTTCAAGTTCGGTAATTTTGGCTACCGCTGAATCACGCTGACCCACCACTTCGTCATATTCAGCCTGAGATACGCCATCGGTGTACTGAAAAGATTCCTGATCAGTAAAGCCGATACCAAGACCATTAGAGTCAACCGGATCAGGTTCTTTTAGTTCGGCATGTTCTTGCCAGCCCTGATCTTTAAGCTGACGCTCAATTTCAGAGTTCTCGGCAATGATGTGCTGGAAGTTGCTTTGATCGCCTTTGTACAACATTTTTGGATAGTTCTTTTCCATTTCCTTGTCCTTTTCAGGTTAAAAAGAAAGGAGCCGAAGCTCCCCAATTTTATGTACGTTTAATGCCTACACGCGCAGCATGGTTGCCGCGAACGGTAGTAAAGCCATACAACACATCAAGACGCGTATCAGTGCTGAGTGTGCGAATATCACCTCCTGTTTGCACGGTCACAGCGAATGCGTCGGATTTGAACATATAGCCTTCTGCATTTGGAATCACACCAATCGGTACGAATGCAGCAGCAAATGCGTGTGGATCGTATGCCAGAGCCTGTTCAATCAGGTCACCTTGCGTTCCAACAAAAGACAATGCAGCAGATGCAGCCGGAGCCACGTCAACGGTCGCATTCGCATTGCGTTTACCATTGCTGTCCAGATTTGGAATGATTTCAGGGTAAATTTTGAGAGTTGCTGTTGCACCACCCGCAGTGACTTTTTCAAGCACTACAAACTGCATTAAATGACTGGTTTTCTGGCGAGTGATCGGATGAATCATATAAACGCCTGGAATAGAGAAAACCTGTCCAGCTTCAATTACATCGCCATTGGTTAGGCCTGTAATCGCCAGAAGCTTTCCGGTCTGGCCTGCGCCATTGACAGTCATGCCGGCAACCTTACCAACCTGCATTGCCCAGATGTGCTCTGATTCAAAGAAGTCGTAACCACGAGCACGGCCAATATAGCCTTCGCGGTATTGTTTTGCGATTTCGGGTTGCGGATTAAACAAGGTGCCACTGGTATCAACGATTTCATTCGTGAAATCACTTGAAATAATGACCTTACGATCTACATCTGGTGACAAGGCGCGGTTCATTGCTGAACGTGCACGGCCGAATGGTGCCAGCGGATGTTTTTCGGTTGCGCCATACAGCACAAAATTATTTACAGTGACAATTGCTTTACGAAGAATGTCAGCATCAACAGCCGTTGCCAGTGAGTTTACTGCAGGGCGTAAGAAACGCTCTTTATAGTCAGCAAGCTCTAGCTCGCGCTCATAAACACCGAAATTCAAGCCAACATGCTTATGCGTGTCGATGGTTAGGGTGACTTCCTGCTCTCGAGCATTAATATTCTGGTCATCACTGTTAAGAACGTTGCCATCTGTTACGACAGGCACCGGCGGGATGCGAATAGTGACCTTCCCACCGGTTTTGTAGCCGTCAATTTCTTTACGAACATCTTTTTCGCGTTCACGACTGATAGTTCGCACAAAAACAGACTGGTCTAGCAGCATTGCTGCTGCTTCTTTTGCAATGATTGAATGTGTTAATAGTTTATTAGCCATAGGTTATAGACCCCGTGATTTTAAGAATTCTTGATCCGACATACTCTCTGCACTACGTTTGACAGGAGCATTCGCTTGTACTGGATTGATGGGTTTTGGAGCTTTTTGAACCGGTGGTGCAGCAGGTTTTGATTGTTTTGAGCCAATAATCTGACCAATTCGCATTGAAGCCTGATAGGGATTCATGCTGGCCAGCTCGTGGTAAAGCTCTTCGTTTTGAAGAAGGTCAGCAGCAAGTGATAGTGCTTCTTTTGCGCTTAGACCAAATTGATCTAAAGTCACAGGCAGTGGCGGTAATGTTTCGGCTTTTTTCATCAAGCCTTCTACGTCAACACCTTCGTCCTGCAATTCAGACGCAGCTGATTCAAAAGCAGCTTGACGCTCAACCTCTGATTTTTGTGACTGCTCTTTTTGAAGTTTTTCCAAGATCTTCCGTTCAGCCTTTTCAATTTGATAGGCTTCAAGAGCATCCTGATATTCTTCGTATGACTCAAAATCATCTACTTTCGGGCGTGCAACAGGCGCTGGTGCATTTAATTTTGCTTCCAGTTCTGCCGCACGTGCTTCAGCAGCTTTAGCGCGAGCAATAGCTTCTTCTACGCGTTTTTGCGAGCGAAATTTTCGTTGCTCCTGCTTTTGCTTGGCTTGCTCTTCTTCGGATAATTCTTCTTCTGAAGTTTGCTTGCCTGCTTCAACTTGTTGTTCCTGCTGTTCTTCATGCTCTTGACTGTCTACGCTGTTATTTTCCGTAGTAGCGGTGTCTACGCTGTCTTGAGTTTCAGAATTGTTCTGGTCCATTGTCTAGCTCCATTGGTGGCAAGCCACCTTCGTTGATCATTGCGCGTTCCTCAGTCTGATCAGGGCTGAGAGCGAGGGTCTGAGCCGTTTCTTCAGGCATTAAAAAACCCTGCTCGGTGGCAGGGCTTTCAAAGCTTGACGCAGTTTCTGGTGGCGGCTCATGCCAGTCAGTCTGCGAAGATAAATCGTTTTGTGGTGGGGCGTAATTTCCTACACCCTCACCTTGTTGCAGCCATCCTTGCGGAATGTTCTGCATCATATTTTGCATATTGCTCAGGTTTTGCTTGATCAGCTCAGTTACTCCTTTGAGTTCCTGAACATCAGCACGACTTGAAGCATTAATCTGTGCAACCTGAATGTCTTTTTCAGCCTGTAGCTGAACCTTAAACATTTCCAGCTGACGTTCCTGATTCTTGTCATTCAACTGCGCTTGCAGGGCTTCAAGATCACCTGTCATTTTCTGCACAAGTTCATCAAGCTGCATGATTTGCGCTTTGGCTTGCTCAGGATCAAGTTTCTCACCTTCACCCAATAACTTAGGCGGCATGGTCGTGCGAATACGCTCTGCAATTTCTTTCGCGTTCAATAATGGAGAGTTCTGCAGGAGAATGTCACCGATTAAACTGAACAACTGCGGATTCATGCTAAGCAGCTGCATCATCAATGCAAAGTTTTGCTCACGCTGTGTATTGAATGATGGGCCGGTATCCATACGAACGTCATAACGCCCGATGGTTGGGTCGGCTATTACGCCATTTGCCAACTCATCAAATAACTGTACACTTTTTGCTTCACCATCAACACCAATAATCCGGCGCATCATTGGTACTGTATAAAGCGCCTGAATTAAATCAAGCAGAATGCGAGCGCATTGGCGTACTGATTTATTTAAGTTGTCCTGAAAGTGGAACTGTGCTGTTTCGGATTGACGCTGACGCATTCCAATAGCCACACCAGACGTTTCATTGCCCTGCCCACCCATAACAGGCGCGTGCATATTTAAAATGTCTGTAATTGCTATTTTGGCACTTTCTGCGGCATTCAGGATGCCAACAGGCGGTTGAGCTGCACCCATGCGAACAGGGCGCGGTATTGGAACGCTATCAGATGTAAAGTCGTTCACCTGTACAACAGCATACTTGCTTGGGTCCTGCCATTGTTCTTCAAAACCAGCAATGCTTTCGGCACTCGCAACCAGAATATCATCTTGGGTTTTCTGTAAAATATGCGCTTCAGTGGACTTCCAGTAGTTGTAAAGACGCTGCGGATTCTTAGCAAAATGAACGAGCGAGAAAATGAATCGCTCGTTCTCAATGTCGTTAACATCGCCATAGACGGGAACAACTGGAATGAATCGCCCGGGAAAAGTGGTCTGTTCCAGAACTTCAGAACCTGATACCTTGTACCACTTGATCTCTGTGCGCGTAGTATCACGCTCCTGAATAACAAGTCCAGATTCCTCAAGCTCTTTTTCGTCTACACCAAGCTCAGCAAGCAGCTCAGACTTATAAAGTGTTGAGCCACCTTCAAGCATTACCAGCGTATCCGCTACTTCTTCTTTTTTGAAGTATTCAGCAATGCAAACGGTTTGTTCTGTTGCGTTAAACCATTTGTTGTCCATGTCAAAGTCTTTGAGCGCATCACCACCATACTGATCTTCAATCTGATCTTTTGACACCCACTCTGCAACAATAGCCCAATTTGCATCGGAGCCATCTAAAGCGCGTGAGAGCGGATCAAGCAAGACGGCCTGCGGATTGTGCACAGGCATGAATTTAGGCTCTTGATTAAAAGACAGCGGACTCACGTAATCGGTCACAATGCGGATGAATCCAAGACCACCATAAACCGCATTTTCGGCTGCAATATCTGCCACAGATTCAAAGTCGCTTGCTTCTTCAATGTCTTTGATCAAGCCTTCAATCAGCTTTGCAATTTCTGGATCAGCGCCATTATCTACCGGCACAACTTTAGCTTGTGGCCGGTTTTGACGCTGGGTGTTGATCTGCTGACGACAGTAAGCACGAACCAGATTAAATTCCAAGCTTGGCTTACCCGCAGCTTTTCGCTCAGCAATCGCACCTTTTTCCCACTGTGCACCTTCTTTGGTGACAAATTCTTTATCTTCAATGCCGCGCTCATAGTTATCCGACCAGAATGACTGAGCCTCGTCACGTCTTTTCTTGATCTCGTCAAGAATATCAATTTTTGTATCTTTTTCTGACATTAGCTCATCCATCCACTTCGTTTTGTAAGCGGTACCGGTTTTGGTTTTGATGCCTCATGCATCTTGTTAATGTTAATTGCGCCTTCACCAAAAGCATCTGAACCATGTGAGGCCCAATCATGCACAGGTACAGCCTTAAACTGATCTAATTTGTCGTTAAAGGCACGCCTGTAGTTCTGCAATGCTCGAACACCTGCTTTGCATCGTTCGGCATCAAATACGCAATTCCTGAGCATCTGGCGAGTGGCCTCAATACGATCTTCAACACCCAGCCTTGCGCCTTTCGACATGCGATAACCTAGCGTTGCCATGGTCTGTTCACGACTCACACCACTTGATAAATCGCGCGCTGCAATATCATGCGGTGCAAAGTGTTTTTCATACATGTAGCCCCATTCTTTCTTCTTCTCATCAAGAATCCGGGCATAATGTGATAGTGGCTCATTGTTCGCCTCGTAGTAATCAATGACACGAACTTCCTTACCATAAATCTGAAAGAACCAGATTGCAGTCGGGTCTAGAATCCCCAAGTCCCATGATGTGTACACAGGCAAGTTAGGCTCATGTAACACCCGGCAGATGCGGTTTTCTTTTTTAATTAACTCGAATTCGGCCTTGTAAATCGCCCCATCTGCAATGGTTTTCGGTACACCAAGATAGATGTGCTCATACTCATCAAAGCTGGATTCTTTCAACATCTCAGCAATACGTGTAATTTCAGGCGGGCAATTTGGATTATCGTAGTAATTGACAGAAACCACTTCGGTGTCTTCGCGCGGTGTGTCAATGTAGTTCCGATAGACCGGATCGCTTGGCAACTTAGGATTGAGACTGAAAATAATTAGTGGCCGTTCGGTGCGGATTACGGTAGGAATGAGCAATTCAAGTGAGCGGTTTCCAACGGTTTGAGCTTCTTCAACCCAAGTGATAGTAGCCCCCTCAAATGATTTGACACGCTCTGCTGTATGATCAAGCAACCCCTTAAATACAAACAACGTACCATTTGCACCACGAATTTCTTTATCCAGAACCTCATAAAACCAGCCTAGATTCAACCGACTAATCCAGTCCTTAAGCAAAGCATGAATAGAATCCTCAATGGACTCTAAAGTTTCACGACAGCATAAAATCCGGTGTGGTCTCTTTGTGCCTTCAATTAGTAGAAATCTGGCTATTTCCCATGATTTACCACCAGCACGACCGCCATGAAACACATAAAACAGTTTTTGTGGGTTAGATTCGTATAAGTAAAGCGATTTGAATTTAGTCGGTACCTTGATTTGGCTCATTCGTAAATACCACCTCTAAACTCATGCTGATTGGCTTACCATCAGCGCCAGTATGCTCATGCTTTACTTTGTCATTGAACATACCCACATGCTTACCAATAAGCTCAAGCGACTTGTTTGCACCTGCCTGATCAAACTTGTATTGAGGCACATAATCACCATCTGGTCCCTGAATAAATACAGGATTGCCTTCACGATCCAAAACCTCTTCAGCCTGCATACAACGCTCAGCAACAGACTTGAGGTTCTTCAACACGTAAAATGTGTCTAATCCCAATTCTGCCAGCATCTCACTTTTTAAATACTTGATGCGCTCCTGAACTTCGGGCCGTAAATAAATCTTATGCGAGTTTTGACGCTTGGCCCAACCCACAACCCGGCCAGCTTCAGCAACACTATTAGTTTTGATGTACTCAAGACAGAACTTCTCATAATCCGCGTTCTCCAACTCAAGTGCACCAGGTGGAAGTTCCACTTCATTGATTTGTTCTGACATAAATGCCTCACATTAAAAAACCCGCACTTGGCGGGCTTAAAGATTTAATGATTTTAGGTGCAATCTATTGCTCGCAACCTTCTCGAAATCAGCTGCCGGATGTTCGTCCTCAAACATTCCTTTTCCTTCTCGCAAGGAAATAAAAGTGTCAATATCTCTAACACAGATAACGCCACTCTTTTCACTGCACGTGCATTCGTATAGCTTTCCTGTTGCCTTGTGCTTCACTATATTTTCAGTATAAAGCATGCGCCTATCCCTATAATAATGTTTAATTATTATACCAAATCAGCAGAATTAAGAAATTAGAGTCATCTCTAGCCAGCTCTTTTATGCTCACTAAGAATACGCTCCATCTCTTTGCGATGCTTCTCATAGATAGCATTAGATTTCTTTTCATGATCACGCATAAGCAAGATAAATCCAGGTACAAAGATGATCAGGAAACTTAAAAGACAAACCAAGATACTCATATTTCACCTTTAGAGCTTTTCAATAAGCTCCTGCAATTTTGAATTTACAGAAGCTGCTAAATCATGGTCATTCAGATAAGCAGAACTATTAGACAAGCAAGTAAGTGCATGAATCTTTTGCACAGCTACATCGCTTTCTAGGCGACGCAGTGAAGTATTACTTTCGCCTGTTCTAAAATCTCTAACAAAATCGTCTTTAATTGCGCCACCATTGGCTGAATATTTTGCTTCATTTTGAGTATTCATTTCATTTTCCTGCATGTAATAAAAAAGAGCGCTCACGCACTCTCACATTTCCCACACTTCCTACACTCTTTCACCCTGAACACATCATTCTCGAACTCCCACGCATGGAAGCAGAATATCTGGCGTATGTATCGGAGCATTCCTTTCTCCTTATCAGAATTAAAAAGGGCATGGCAAATTGCTACACCCTGCCTTAGATTACGATATTGACCAGCTCGGCAACTGTTCTACCGCTACTTAACACTACTCACTTCTCAAAGTTAGCTATTGATTGGATTTTGTGTCTTTCGTTCGCATATTGTTCGGGGAATCACCCCAACTGATGGCTCTGTGGCTAACTCAGTGCTTGATGAAGTCACACTGGATTCAAACCGATTTATACGGCTGGTTTCTGCATCCCACCGTTTGCGCTGATAGCTGAGTAAGTTAATACACAGCGTCGCAAATCCGAATTACCGAATGGCTGACGTTATTTCATAAGATCACCAATTGTTCAGGTTTAAGAAATCTCAGACACAAAAAAAGCCCACCATTTGGCGAGCTTCTTGAGATTGGTCTCGGTTGAACCGTAATACGACCAGTATAGATAAATCCTAGCTTATATCCGGTTAAGCTGTCAATCAGTTTGATCTGTTTAACTTATAGCGGTAATCACCAATGTAATGATCAATTTCATCTTCAAGATCACCGGTTAGAATTTTCACCATTTCGCCAAGATATGCATAGTTTTTGGAGTAAGTGTCTGGATTAATCTCTGTAATACCTGAAAAAACCAATCTCCCTTTTAAAGTGTATAGCTCTCTGGCCCAAGGACGTAGAATATAAAACAGCTCCATACGCACAACCTTTTCACAAAAGGAGCACAAATCAAATGAGCGACGCTTTACTTCTTTTTCCAGTGCTACCAATAAATAACCAGCCAGATGTTTTACTAATACTTTGTAATGCTCACTGTTATCCCGATAATCACCCCATGCCAAGATACAGGCATATGCCTTGGTCTCAGCATTAGGCAAAGCCGCTATAGCCGCACAACGATCTTCCCAATTCGGCGGGATGTTGCCACCAGTTGATGGGGTTGTTGCCTCATAGTTCGCTGTCTTTGCTCTTAACTGCTGACCCAACCATTCAATATTTGTTAACTTTTCAACTGCCGCATTCATCCCGTTCCCCTTATACCTTCAACTTTTCAACCTGAATTACCAGCTTTCCGCCTTTGAATACTGGTAACCGTTTAACTGTCAGTTCATCCACCTGACTGTCATCCTGAATCAGTCCAGCTTTTGACAGTGCATCAAAGCAAGGCTTCACAATGTTATCGATGTCCCTTACTTTCGCATCAGGTGGCGCATATTCGATCTTTACCTTGACCCGACCCAAATACCCTGCCGGCTCAATAAAACGCTTCATAACGTCAATAAAGTGGATTGCACGCTTACTGAGTCGGCTAGTCTTGTTCTTGCCTCGAATCCAGTAGTGGTTGACTGTCGGCGGAGTGATTAAAACTTCACACCAGAGCAGTTCATTGTTCATCGGTGCAAAGCCCTGACCTTCGACCAGATGGGCCGGCACTTTAGGCACCGGGTCTGGATTTGTTGTGCGCTTCCCCGACTTGGTTTTCACACCAAATCGAGGGCCTAGTCCAGCTTTACGAGCTTGTGCTGTGGTGATGCGAAGGTTAGTCATTGGCACCTCGCAGGGCTTTTTCAATGTCGTCCAGCAAAGGGTTAAGCATTGGCAGGCCTATGTTTCGATATTTATTGACTTGAGTGATTGTTTCATCAATCTTCCCCTGCAACTCACCAACCTTCCCCAACAACACCGCATTCTCGCGACGGCAGCATTCGAGCTGGGCTTTTAGGTCGTTGATGATGGCTTGTTGGTACTCAAATGCATGTTTGCAGCAATTTGCCGAAACAAGCATCTGGTGAAGCGGCAATGTTGCTCTATATTTCTCAAACTCACTCATCACCCTTCCTCCCTACGCTGTCCGCAGATCATGCAGCTTTCAACTACACCACCTGTTACTTGGTTACCCCAAAAGTGCTCACACTTCCGGCGCTCAGCTTCAAGAATGGCGGTTGGTACGCCCTGATTCGCCTCATTCGCTCTCTGGTGAAAATCCTTTGCAATACCCCAAGCTTCGTTAATCTTCTCTAGGTCAACAGATAAAACCCCTGCTCGCGACACTTCACGAGCAATGAGTTCGAATGCCATATCCTCAATTGACTTCATGGCATGCCTCCACGTCTTTGATGGCTTTACTTAGCCTGTAGCAAGTACCACAATCAGGCTTGTCTAAGTAAAATGGGTAATTAACCGTTTTTTTGGCGCATTCCAAACCACCATGCGACTGCACCGACTCATGACTCTCAACAAGGCGTTTTAGGTCATTAATATTTACGCAATGGTCGGCATAGTTCTCTGTGGTGCTTAATCCAAATTTCTTAATAAACTCAGTCGCTTTCATAATTCCCTCTTGGCTCACGTTGTCATGCTTAGTCATGCGGTGGCTCCCCAGCTAATCATCTTGCCCAGTAGTACTGCTGCTGGATTTCTCTGCTCAACCATCCCCACACACGTTGCAGTAGCCCACGCACTCACAGCTGTAAGCCCTTTTAAATCTTCATCCACTGCATCAAGCCATTGCTTTGATACGCCTTGCCAGCGTGTCTTGATGCCATCGCTTTCAACCTTGATATGCTTGGCACCATTGACCACTTCCTTGATGCTCATTGGTTTATTGAAAGACCATTCCATTTCATGCTCATGTAAAGTGCCATCGTCAGCCTTGGCGATAGTCTTGATTGTCACATTCCAGATTTGCTTGCGTTCTACACGATGAGCCAGAAACAATGGAACGAATGAACCCTGGTAAATCTTCACCAGATCATCGTCATTTACATTGCGATCCAGTGATTCCACATACTCAGCTGTGGATAGAATTTCCCAAGTTGCGGATAGTTTTTGTTTTGTCTTTTTCATGGATTTGCTCCAAATAACTGCTTAGCTTTTTCAGTCGGCAAGAATCCTTGCGGGCATTTATCATCACCTTGGATATACCCAAGCTTCTCAAGTGATGACAAATACCGCTGAACCGTTCTACCTGTTGCGCCTGAAACCACATCATCCAAAACATCCTGCACATAGGTTTTCTTTGTCCGGAACGTAATAAACAACACGATTTCAAGCGTCATTTCGAACATATAGCTGTGTGACTGAGTAGTGTTCATGCCGCACCTCCCATACTCCACAACGCTCTGATTCGCTGTTCGCTGTACTGATCAATCTTGCTCATATCCAGATTCTTGTACTCGTACTGCTTCGGCTTGGGAGTACGCTTGGAACTGGCTCTACGCTTAGCCTTGCTGCATGGGTAGCAGAGGCATGTTGATTTGTGGGTCATACGGCCACCTGCTTAAACAATGGCTTTACGTAGCCTCTGATTTCAGTTTCCGCCTTCTCAAGCGCTGCCTTAAATGACAACCCCTGAGCGCGGTACTTCGCAGACAATTGAACGATCTGTTCCTGTTCAGTATTCAGCGCAACCTGCTCAACTTTGGCCGGCTCATCTGCGGCTTTGGATTTGCATTCGATCTGCTTCGGCGGTACATACCATTCCTGTTTTCTTCCTTTGATCTGAGCCTTTGCCAGTAGTGCCAGATAAATCTCTCTGAATTGACGCTCAGCGGCTTTCATGTCGCCCAGAGTGATAGAGTGCATAGCGCGGTCTAAAGCGTATTTAGCAAGCACTGTGATGCGTACAGCGCGGTCATTCGTAAATGAGCAGGCATTGGCCCATGCTTCATCTACTGACCACCAACTGCCGGAAACACACCAAGACTGGAATTCAGCCAGATCAGGCATGAATTTATTACCCGGTGCGAGCAGTCGAGCCATGCCTTGATTGAACTGTTCATCATCGATACCAACCAAAGCACCTTTGAAAACCATGTCCACGACTTCTGGTTTCATGTCTCCAAAACGCTTTGCAAACTGAGAGGCGTACTTCCCTCTTAAAACTGAGAGCAAGGTCTCTTCTCTGGTGATCCCGTTATGCATGGCCCACCTCCTCAGTCAGTAACGTCTTTTTTGGCGTGACATCCACCGCTTCAGGTTGAGATTGACCAACACGGGAGAAATACGCACTCCACTCGTCTTGTTGAGAAACGCCCTGTTTTATAGATGCTTTCGGTTGAGCAAGAGGTGTTCTTTGCTGGCGCTCGGTCCATTCAAACGCTTTACCCAAAATCTGGTTTTTCACCATCTGATGTTTATGTGAGTAAGCATCCTGAAGTTTGATAATCAAAATATTGAGATCATCTTGAGAGATAGGTTTTAAACCTCCCATCTGTAATCTTGTATTCACGTCAGACAGAGAGAGATCAAACCGTGGGTCACGGTTATCTGTATTCAGGTATCCGGAATCAGGAATCAGGTATCCGGAATCAGGAATCAATATATCAGCAGGGTTAGACTGGGGCTTGTCTAGGGCTTGACTAGGGTTGTTAACCTCATCGCTATAACCATTTGTATTTAATTGTTTTTCCTCATCTTCAATCTGAGTGCTTTCTCCATCATTACCAGATTCGCCCGATTCTTGACTAGGGTCAGCACTAGACTTGCCCGAGACAAAACTAGGGTCAAACCGAGGCACATCATTTACACCTTCTTTGTGATGTGGGTTCTGGTGCTTAGTAAATTTAGGCAGGAAAATACACTTGCGATTCTCAGCAATGTAACGAACCAAAAACTTGTTAGTCTGAAGGTCATCAAGCATCTGGTCTACATTTACATCATCAGCTGGAAATAGTGCCATTTTGATCTTTTTAGGCTTGTCTTCTAAGTATCCTTGGCGGTCACATAAAGTCCATAAACCAATGAACAGAAGACGTGTTTCAAAAGAAAGCTCTACTAGATCTTCGTTGATGAAGAATGAAGGCTTAATATTGCGTGCTCTAGCCATTACTTACACCCCCAAAATCAAAATCGCGGTACATCACTTTCCGGCCGTTAATGGTTCTATCATCCAAATTGCCGGCACCAATAAAACGACCTTCACAAGTTGCGCAGATAGGCTTGTTGTTAGTTGGTTCTTTTGTGAAAAATGTTTGCCCCTTGCCTTTACTTCCGCCATTGCAGAATCCAGCACCACACCATGTTTTAATGGAGAAGTGAGAGCCTTTAGGGTTGGTATGCAAATCCACATACCGGACTCTATGGGCATAAGCGCCACGAAATGACTCGATAAAAGGCAATGATTTTTTTATCGACTTAACAGAGTAATCAGGCGCATTAAACCAGTGTTTTTTTCTTTCCTTTAGAGTGATCATACTCATACCATCACCCCTTCACTTGTTAGCTTTTCAATAATCCAAGCTTCGCCTTTTGTGGTGAACATAGGCTGCGAGAATCCCAGCTCAGTCTGCTTAAGTTCGCCAAAGCCTTGATCTATGAACCACTGCTTAAATACGCGAGCACGTTTCACGCCATGGCTGTAGACATTCAATCTGTCGAGCAGTTTGTTCATTGCCATTGCGGACATGCGCAGCTTTTGAGCCACTTGCGTCGCATTCAGTAGATTTGAACGCTCTACCACGGTGTCGAAGTACTGGACTTTTGGCGCTGCGATTTCGAGCTGTTTAGCTTGGTCTGCTGCCAGTTGGAGGGCTTCGGCGAAGGATTGGGGTAACTTGTTTTGATTTTCCAGCTCGTACCAACGTTTAACCAGGGCTGCTGTAAATTCAGGGCAAAGCTGCGCAACTACGGTGATTGAATCGAGTTTTCCTTGTTCGCCAATAAACTCATATACATTAATAAATCTATTTGGACTAAGTGATTGTTTATTTTCAACTTTCACCATTGGAGGAAGTTGAATTACTCCTCGTTTAGCCAAGCGATCAATAGAAAGCATGACTGCTCGATGTTCCGAGCCAACAAGCTCGGCAATCTCCAGACTGGACATTGTTTTCACTTGTGTTATATTTAGCTGAATCTTAGTATTCATCTATTAACTCCATGAGTTGGTAGGTAAAAAAGCCTGATCTGAACCATCAGGCTTTTTTGTTTTTGATAAACGGAAGGCCAAGAGCTGGCTTAATCTCATAACCGGCCACAACCTCTCCGTTTCTGAGTTCCAGGTAGATTTCCCGTTTCTTTCTTATGGCTGCACTAACCGCAGTTTGATGGCATCCAATTTTGTCGGCTGCCTTCATCTGCCCGTCACGCTCCACCATGTCCTTTAAAAGTATCGTTTCCATAGAAATAACATTGTTAGTGGAAAACGATTAAATACTAACATTGCTATTATCTACTTGCAATAACATTGTTATTTGTTGTTTAATAATAACGTTATTAAGATTTAATGCACCAAAGGGTAGAAATAGAAATGTGCATCATGATTAGGAAACCGCTTTCACCTGAACGCCAGCAAGATGCTGAACGCTTGAGAAGCGCTTGGGAGAACTTCAAAGCTGCCGCAAAGAGCAAGGGTAAGAAGGTCACTCAGGAAGACGTGTCCGATGCATGCGGCTGGAATACGCAAGGAGCCTTTAGTGCATACCTGAACGGGCGCACACCACTAAATTTAGATGCTTTAATTAAGCTGTCTAATTACTTTGGTGTGCCTGCCAATGAAATCAGCCCTGAATTGGCGGCTGGTTTAGAGTCTGCACTTGTAGAGATTACAGACTATGCAGATAATAATATTGAAATAGCTGACTTTGATGGCCTTAAGCGAGTCCCTATCCTTACTTATGTACAAGCAGGGAACTGGCGGGAGGCGATACAAATGCCATCGGATAATTTTATTTTTGTTAGTGTGGATGTGAGTCCTAACTCATTTGGTGCTTATGTTATTGGAGATAGCATGCTGCCAGATTTCAGGGATGGTGACTTGATTATTATTGATACCCAAGTCAAGCCACAGCCTACTGATTTTGTAATGGCTGAAGATCCAGAGGGTATTACATTTAAGAAATACCGTTCACGCGGAATCAATGAAGAAGGAAAGGAAGTTTTTGATCTGGTGCCATTAAACCCAGATTTCCCTATTATTCGCTCAGATCGGAGCCGTGTAGAGATTATTGGTACTGTTGTAGAGCATAGAAGAATGTTTAAAAGAGCTGCACGATACCACTAAGCAATAACTTTATTATTAATAACCCGCCATTGAGCGGGTTTTTTTGTAACTCAATTATTAAAATATTAAAAATTACTAGCAATGCTATTGCATATTAATAATAACAACGTTATTATTTTTCTATCAACAAAATAAAAAGCCCCAACGTTGTTCCACCAACTTGAGGCCCGACCCACCCTACAGTGAGTGAATTAATTATGAATGCAAATAATGATGAAGGCAAGTTGATTAGCGGAAAGGAAGCGCTGATTGCTTTGGCGAATGGTAAAGATGTTGATGCTTGTGTAACTTTGAGCCAAAACAGGGATGAGTGGCATTGGTTTAATGCTAAGACCTTAACTGTAAATGAAATTGAGGTAATGGAAACTGACGGTGATTCATATGGTGGAGATATTCTAGAAATCGCCTTCCGCCTCAAACCCCGCACGATCACTATCAATGGCATAAAAGTGCCTGCGCCTTTTGAGCCTAAAGAATTTGAAGATTGCTACATGTTAACCGATCTATATGAGCACGGTTATACAAAAACAAGTTGGAAATATTGCAATTCTGTTCCAGCTTGGCGCACCGAAGAAGAAATCAAACAGGTAGTCGCTGCCCTTCGCCAAGTGCTAGGAGGTGCTGTATGAACGCCAAACTCATCACCCTGCTTACAGCTTCGTTAATCACAGGCTGCAACTACGCCGATGCAAGTGGGCCTGCACAAGAAGTTGAAGTTTCTATCAATCAGGCTAAACCATTCGTTGCCCTTCAAGAGCTATCAGTTCAAGGCAAGCTTTACCCACATGAACACGAAGGTACGGAATCAATCGGCAAGGCAATCGTATGGCTAGAAGGTCAGGAGGATTGCTCACTACAAGTTGAGGTTCTGCAAGTCAATGAAGATGGTCAGCAATGGATTGAACTGGGGGAAATTCGATTTATCACACCAGATGACCGCGATTTAGGTGCACCTGATTTTGAAGAAGGTATGACCAGCAAAATCGTTGCAGAGCTTACTACTGAATTTGAAGAACAGCTTGTTGTGATGAAGGAGGCGGTATGAGTGCTAAGCCAAATTTTCACGCCTACAGTGGCGATAAAGAGAAGCTTCAAAAGTTTCTTGAGCGTCAGCGTTTCAATACGTTCTCAATGTTCAGCATTGACAAGAATGGCAATCATGTATTCAAGCTGTACTGGGATTCTAAGCCGGATAGCGATTGGAGTAAGCCGGAAATTAAGGCAATTATTTGCTTGGTTGGCACTGGAAAAATGAATGACGAGGATATTGGCAGGGTAGCTACTGAGGTGAGAGAAATTTTGAAGGAGCGCCGGGTATGAAAATCAAAACCGCTTTTGCCGAGCAGTTCAACACTCACGACTACGACCCTGATTTTGTGGCCCACTACTTTGGGCGTATCGAAATTCACTTAGACACGCAGTACATGCTGCTTGATGACTTGCACACCCAGCGCGTCACGCTATCCATCTTAGTGCTGCAAGACGGAACGATTGATACAGACCAGGTGTGCACAGTTAAGACTTACCGTGGTCTGCCAGATGACTGTGTGTTTAACGATGAGTTTATCGCAATTGATGAATTGACGACTCAGCAGTTTGATCACTTCACGAATTTGGAAGATGTGAAGCGTGAAATTGGATTGTTTGGGATGGAATTGGCACAGGTTGCTTAGGAGAAGAATATGAATGCACCGGTACAAAATAACATTGTTCAAGCGCAAATGCATAAAGTTGCTTTGGCTTTTGACATGGTTGATGTAGACCCTGAACAGTTAAAGAAAACTCTTACAGATACAGTGTTTAAAGGGGCAAATGACGTTCAGTTAGTTAGTCTCCTAATTGTCGCGAATCAGTACAAACTTAACCCTTTTACAAAAGAGATTTATGCCTTTCCTGCAAAAGGTGGCGGTATTGTTCCAGTAGTTGGTGTGGATGGTTGGGCTCGAATCATTAATGATAATCCGGTTTGTGACGGCATTCAATTTGAGCAAGATGCTGAATCCTGCACATGCAAGATCTATCGTAAGGATCGAAGCCACCCTACTGTTGTTACCGAATATCTTTCAGAATGCCAAGGCACTTCTGAGCCATGGAAAAAGTATCCTAAACGGATGTTGCGCCATAAAGCATTAATTCAATGTGCTCGTGTTGCTTTCGGCTTTTCGGGAATTTATGACGAAGATGAGGCGCGTCGTATTGATGAATGCCAGTCTCCAATGAAAAACGTTACGTCGGAAGTTCCTGATGGCTACCAAGCATTTGAAGATGAGCATCTGCCACACTTCAAAAATGAAGCACAGTACGGTACTAAGCGCCTGCAGGCCGCCTACTCTGCTCTACCAAGCAGCAATCTAAAAAATACATTCTGGTCAAATCATGCTGCAGGTCTAAAAGAAATCGCACAATTTGCTGATCAGGCTTTGGCTCGCGAAGGAGAAACCTATGAACATTCTCCAGCGTAGTGATGACTGGCATTCTGAGCGATGCGGCAAAGTAACTGCTAGTCGCATCAAGGATATAGATGCCAAGCCAGCCAAGGGCAAAGTGCTTAATTCTTTGGGTTTGATCATTCTTTCCGAGCGCCTTACCGGCGTTCAGGAAGAGGCTAAAACCACTCAGCTTATGCAATGGGGAATTGATCACGAGCCACATGCAATCACAGCCTATGAAAATGAAACAGGTGAATTTGTAGAAGGTACAGGTCTAATTGACCACCCTTCTATCCCGTTGTCTGGCGCTTCTCCTGATGGGTTGGTTGGCAAGCAGGGTCAGCTTGAAGTGAAGTGCCCAAACACAACTACGCATTTAAATACCCTGCTCAGTCGCACAGTGCCAGACGACTACATTCCACAGATTACATGGCAACTTGCTTGCACTCGTCGTGAATGGTGTGACTTTGTGAGCTATGACCCTCGCCTGCCTGAGTATCTGCAGCTGGTGATTATCCGGGTATTTGCAAAAGATTTAGATATTGCCGGGCTTGAGCAAAGCGTGATTGCTTTTAATAAAACGATAGATCAGGCAATTGACCAGCTCGCATTAAATCAGAAGTTAAAAGTCGCATAAAACTACTTTAATAAAAAAGTAGACCCGATTTTTAGCACAGTTATTTATTTTAATAAAAGATTAGGTGGTGAAGATGGATATTCAGAAAGAAAGAGAAGCTTATAAAGTAGCGCTTAGAAATCTAGAAAATGAGTTCTTTTTTGCTACACCTTTTGATATCTGGCTGGCAGCAAAGCGTGAAGCCCAAGCGGTGCCAGAAGGATTTGTTTTGGTGCCAATTAAAAACACTAAGTACTTTAGTCATGATGGTGAAAATTATGAAGTTCACGACACTTTAGCAGAAGCGAAACATGAAGCTGAGTGCGCCATTGAGAGCTTCAGAGAAAGACTTGCTGATCAATTATGTAATCCACCTGAAGACGGAAATTTCCAGCAAGTCGGGTATGGAGTAGTTTTAGCAGAATCGGGCTATTCGGTGGATCACATTGTTACTCAAGACGATATTGATAATGGTGAACACCGTTATGAAGTTGGCACTGAAATCATGTCACTGTTCTTGATCGAAGCCAAGGAGCCAACATGAAAAAACATCACATGGAACACCTCGAATATTTGTTTTTGGGCTGGCTGCTGTTGGGGCTGATTGGATTTGGTCTGGCTGCGATGGGGTTTTGA